CGGACGGTTGGGACTGTGCGGCATCCCGTCGAATTTCACGCCTGAGACGCTGCTCGATAAATCCCTCCAGTAGTCAATCTCACGCAGGCGGCAGTTGATGAGTGCGTCCAGGTGCCGCGCCTGGTTCAGATATTCTTTAGCGGTCATGCGTCCACCTCCATTGTCAGGGAGCGGATCAGCATCTCGCCATCAACACTCGTTAAAACCGTGAACCACTGCGAACGGAAGAATCTCTCGATCTCATCCTTGTCCGCCAGAGCCGTCCTGTTCTTCGGATTTCTCTTCAGACATTTCAGAGCCATCCGATAGTCCTTCACAGCCTGCAGGATTATGGCGTTCGCAAGGTTCTCGTAATTTGTGATGTCGCTCATATGCGATACCTCCCATTGTCGGAAATAGGCATCGTTGCATCGGAGCGATGTGTCTTTGTATCAGTGCAGGGAACCGTTTATCGCGGTTCGCACCTCGTCCACCGAGCGCACCACCAGCGCAGTGCCGCCCGCCGCGAGGATTTTTCGGATAGTAGCCTCCTGCAGTTTCGTGGGCTTGCCATCCTCGGTCTTTACCTCGAATCCGAAGAACCGACCGTCTATACAGGCAATGATATCGGGGACGCCCGCCGTCCCATACATACCGCCATGCTCTTTCCAGCAGAAGCACCCCGGCACGGTCTTAAGGTATTTCATGATCGCTTTTACGATGTCCGATTCTTTCATCTGTCAAACGAACCTCCCTGTTTACAACGCTTCTGACACATTTGACACGACAAATCCCATTTTCATATAAATTTCTGACCGAAAAATCAGGGTATATAAATTATTGGTGTATATATGGGGAGATAGGATTTACGTGTAAAACGTGTCAAATGTCAGAACGAATCCTGGCGATGCCCTTTGGAGAAACACCGCCAGGAATCCCGTCATCCCAGCACCTCGCCGAGCCTGATCCCGGTAAGGATGCGCCTTTTTCCAAGTTTATCGATACCTCTCGTCACATCGGGGAACGCCGCCATGATCTGCTGCACGAAGTTCTTCTGCGAGTACGGTTTCAGACCGCATTCCTCGCAGTAGCCCTTATATGCGTTGAACAGTTCCGTAGAGCCTGCGGAATACGAGCCGTCCAGTTCGCAGTATTCCTTCACGAACGACAGCACGGAATCCGACTCCTCGCGGTACTGCTGCAGCTCATCGGCGTTGACCTGCGTCTCGGAGAACACATAGTGATTGTTCATGAGCCTGCGGAGCCCTTCCAATGCGAAAAGGAAAATGCCGTCCGCTTCCATGCGGAACTTCTCCAGCAGTTCGGGATCGCGCTTGTCCTGCGGCACGGTGTGATTGAACCGTATGATAATGAGCCTGCGGTAAAAGCCCTCCGAGCGGTCACCGTAATTCTTCGGTATGCTGTTGCAGGAGAACAGAAGCCTTGCGCTCGACTGGAACGAGAACGGATTCTTGTTCTTTTTCTCCACGGTCAGATAGTCCTCGCCAACGAGCGCCTTGAAGATGCCGTTATCGTCAATGTTCTTCGTGGGCAGGTCGGCGAAGATGTTAGCCAGCTTGCCGAAAAGCTCCGCCGTCTTGAACCGCTCGTTAAGCGCCTGCCACGACACGTTTGACACGTTCTGCTTTCCCAAAAGCACATCGTTCAGCACACGGAGCAGCACCGACTTTCCGGCTGACGCCACCCCCACGATGACAAAGCACTTCTGCGCGGAATTGACCGGGATAAGGAAATAGCCGAGCATCTCCTGTATCAGAGCGACCTGATCCATATCACCGCCCATCGACTTCTTGAGGAACTTCTTAAACAGCGGGCAGTCCGCCTTTTTGTCGTAGGTCACGGCAAGCTGCACCGTAGAGTAATAATCCGGCGTGTGTTCCGTCAGCGTATCCTCCAGGACGTTGTATAAGCCGTTGCGGACATTGATGATGTAGGGATTCGCATTCAGTTCGCGGATGTCCCTCTGCACCAGGAGCCGCCATTGCTTCTCCGCGTCAACGATCTGCGACATCTTCGTTTCCCGCACCAGCATCTTCTCCTGCACGAGCCGCTGGGCTTCCATTTCGGACATCTCGCAGTAAACGCCGCCGCAGTAATTGAAGTGCTGCTCCGCCGCGTAGAACACCTGCTGATTCTCCGACATATCGTTTGCAAGCACTCCCGGCAGGAAGCGCAGCCCCTTGTCGGTCGGCTCGTACCAGTCGGGTATCGCGGTACCGGCTTTCGCTCTCTTCGCGGCCTTGCTTGCCTGGTACGCTTTGCTTGCGTCCTTGAACACCATGTTCAGCGATTTCAGAAATGACGCCTTCAGCTTGAAGTGATCGCGGATTTCGGAATTGATGATGACGTCCGCCGTCACCACGTCCTGGTTATACAGATAGTCCGAAACGAACTGCTTTGCCGCCTGCAGGTCTTTTATCGCCTCGCCCGTCACGGGGATGCCATGCAGAATGTCGAGTAGAACGTCCGCGGGCAAGGGCTG